GTGGTCGGCAAACCACTTCTACCTTATCAGGGAGTTTTTTCTTTTTCTACTCTTCTCCTCGCTTTAAGCTATTTTTTACCCCCGGCTTAGCCGGGGGTTGTCTTTGGTACCACCAAATCAAAAGAAGCGAGTACGGCAATAATAGCCGTGCTCGCTTCTTTATATATAAAGCTATTTTATTTGATATAAAAGGTCTGGAGATAAGCTGGTAACAAAGAAATTTTGTATATCAATAGGCAATATCTGATCAAAATACTTTTTTATAAAAAGCCAATTGGAATGATATTTGTTCTTCAATAATTTTTTATAAGCTGGCCATATGGATCGTTTTTCTGCATATGTTAAAAGGACAGCTTCTTTCTCTTTTTTAGTTGTTCCAGCTTCTAATCCCAGCATTTTAATCAATGTACTCATATCGGCACTCGATAAGTTTTTAATGCAAAAATCAGCAGAGCAATTATTCCTGTATGCTCTCTTTACATATGAAAATGTCATGCCTGTCTGCTTTTTGGGGCGATAAGCAATAATTCCGCAATTATCTGGAATATGCTGTTTCACAGCCTCAACTTTAAATACTGGAACGACTACATATACTTTTTCAAACGCCTTTGAGTAGTCACTCATTTGTGTTGATAGTCGATCAAAAGAATCGAATTCTGTTTTAATTTCATAAGCATATGAGTTGCCGTTTATTCTGCTTATATCAACTCTACTTCCCCCAACAGACATTTCAAAGGCAACAATATTATCCGAGAGATTTAATAATGATCTAATGAAATGATATTTTATAACACGCTCACAGGCATAATTGTCTAGTAAAAAATCATTTACAAATTTGTTTGAAAGGTAGTACTTTTTTAGCTCAAGAATCTCTTGTTCAGAAGAGTTAAATAACGCATACTGAATTTGTCTCCATCGAGTTTCTTCCGGATCATAAATATTGTATTGCTTGTTTAATAATCGACCGATTTGAATTAATTCGGATTTCGTGTATTTCCGCAATACTTTTAAATATATATCATTATAGCACATTCTCTCATCCCTACATCCATTTTATGCTCAGTCCAATTATTTCTGCAATTTCTATAATTTCGGAGTACTTTATTGTTCCTCTTGTTAATTTGTTTGAAATATTTTGAACAGTCGTCTGCTTATCAGGTGGACGACTTTTATTCATCTCCTGCACAATTTGCGTCAAAGTATATCCCTGAGCCGCTATATGAGATTTAACCTCAGCATGAATCGTACTCATCAGTTTGCGGCCCTCCTTTTACACTATAATAAATAATATTATTTATTATAGTGTAAAATTGGAAGATAGTCAATAGTAGTAAAGCATTTAGATGGGGGAGTAATTCAAATTGTGCGGTAGTCCCAAATATAAAAGAGTGCCATAGTCTCAAAACCTATGGCACTCTTAACAGCTATTCCGTTTCGTCGTCCAAACCCTCCGCCTTCAGCCAGTCCTCAAAGGACTTCCTGGAGATGCGGATCATGTTGCCGATGCGGATTGTCTTGAACAATCCGGAGTTGGCGAGTTTATAGGCCAAGGCGCGGCCGATACCGAGAATGGTTGCGATGTCATTCACGGTGTATGTTCTGCTTTGGGGCGTCCCTTTTTCGTTGGGTGTGTTGGTGCTCATAGGATTATCCTCCCTCTGTGCTAATATCATTTTGAAATGGCCCCTGGAGCCCTCTGTCACAAGAGGTTCCTGCTAATGCCTTGCTAATACGACATTTGAAAAGCCGTTGTAAGGCAGCATATTTCAGGGGAATTTGTGCAAATTGACCTGCCTCCAGGCAGCACAATTTGCGAAGAAACAACACGGGAAGATATGATATGAACAATATACGAAATGGTACGCCGTACTCATAACCCGGAGGTCGAGGGTTCAAATCCCTCCCCCGCAACCAGAAAAAGCCGCCCTTTCCGAAAGGATTGGGCGGTTTTTTATAACTTTTTCTAGATATTTATTTTTGGGCGGGTGCGAATAATTCAACTTTAGTTCAACTCGCCTCTAAAATTCAAGCCTTTTTCAGAAAAACGTCGGCTAGAATGTCTGCGTTCTTTTTGTCTGCGGCCTCCATAACGTGGGCGTAAATATTGGCCGTGGTACTCACTTGGGCGTGCCCCAGCCGCTTGGAAATGGACACACTGTCCACGCCGTTAAAGTAAAGCATACTAGCCATTGTGTGCCGGAATGCGTGAGCGTTGACGTGTGGGAGGCCGTGGCGCTTACTGAATCGGGACAACCATGTGGTCACGCTGTCTGGGTGCATGGGCCCGCCGGTGTCCTGGGCGAACAAAAATCCTTGATCTTGGTAGTGTTCTCCCAGCCGTAGCCGCTCCCCGATCTGCCACGCTCTGTACTGCTTCAACAGCTGCATGGTCTCCGCCGGTAGGGAGACATACCGCTTAGACCGCTCTGTCTTGGGGGTGTCCTCATAAATGCCCACGTCGGCGGAGTAGAGGATATTATTGCAGATGTACACTTGATTACTGGCAAAATCTACCTTGTCCCATTTGAGGCCCAGAATCTCTCCGCGCCGTGCGCCGGTAATCAGCAGGAGGTGAACCAGTGTTCTCCACTTGACCGGCTCCTGTTCCAGCGCCTCTCGGATGGCCGCCACCTGTTCCGGCTGGAAGTAGTTCACGTCCTTCTGCTCCATCTTCGGCGGCGTGGCCCTGTCCGCCACATTGACGGCCACAAGGCCCTCCTTCAACGCTTGATCCAGCACAGTATGAATGAGCCGGTGATACTCCCGGATCGTCTTGCCCGATAAGGTGCGATCTTCGGTATTCAGGGAAAAGAAGTCCTCCAGGCTCCCACCCAGGGCCGTGGAAATAGACCCTGCAATCTCCTTTTTGACCCGCTCCCCCTTGACTGCTGCATAGACGGTTTTTAAGGAGATGCCGGTCTCATTGGACACCACCAGGCGTGTGAGGCGCTTTTCTTTCAGCAGGGCAGCAAGGTCTACTTTTGCAACTGCGTGAGCGCTCCCGGCTCCTGGCTGGGCAAGCTGGGCATATAAACTGTTCAGATGGTCGGGCCGGATGTCCTTCAACTTCATGTGTCCAATAACGGGGTATATCCGGGTGGTCAACTCCTTGTACCTCACAATGGTGGAGTGCTTGATCCCGGTTTTCTCTTTCAGGCCAAGCACATAATCGCAGTACGGGCCGAACTTCTGGCGGCTGTCAGTTGTAACCCCCTCCCTGCACTCTTTCTCGAAGGTCGCGGCGAAAGCCTCGGCCTTTTTTCTTGCGCTCTTTTCGGTCCAGGTGGGAGATACCTCAAAAGTAGCCGTCCAGGGTTTGAGCTGTCGGCCATCGGCTCCCCGGCCACGGTGGACACGGATGGAATAGGAAATCAGCTTTCCGTCTTTGTTGCGTCGCTCTTGGATGTTAGCCATTGTCAAAACCTCCTTTTTGAAGCGGCGAAAATTCAAAATTTCCTTCATTGTACTGCTTGATAATCTCCAAATACGCTTTTTCGGACAGCTTCCCCTCGGCAAAAAGGCCTTCTGCGAAAGCATACATTTTTTGGTGAATAAAATTATCAAAACGTTGCTCTGGAGTCTCATATTTACTTAAATACTTTGCCCGAACACGACTCGTAATCTCAATAACAGAATTTTGTATTGCGAATTTTACCAAATCTGAGCGTCGTACATTTATTCTGGCGTTTCCGCTATTCGTCGCAATCATGGAATTATCATCCTCGTCGGTAAGACTGCTAATCAGGGAGAGAAAATAGGAAAAATCTACATCATCTATCAAAAGTGAAAGGCAATCCAGATTTCCTGTTGAGCAATTTTTTAATTGCAAATATTTCAATTTTTCACAGGCTCCCTCTGAAAGCCCAGTCAAATCCATCATGTCCTGTGTGATATGTCTTGGCACATCAATGTTCCCCAACAAGTAATCAATATCACAGTCTAAAATTTCGCACAAATTGCAAACAATACTCAGCTTTGGACTAAGACTCTTGTTGGGGTTTTCATAGTTTTTTATCGTCCCTAGAATACCGGAAAAATCACCCTCGCTACCTGATGTATCGTCCCGCCGCTTTGGCGGGAATTTTTCGTTATATGCCTTTGCAAGCGCATATTGAGTCTTGAACCCTCGGGTCTTTCGCAAATCAGCCAGGCGATTTGAGAATAAATTTTTATCCATTTATTTTCACCTTTCATTAAAAATAAATAATTTAAAGGCATATTTTTATTCTTGTTTTCATGCTACCATATAAGCAGACGGAAGTCAACGAATTTCTTCAAAGAAAGGAGACAATGGAAATGCCGACCTTCAAGACAATTCGGCAAACCGCAGCCCTGGGAATTCTAACCGAACACCGCCTTAGGCTTATGGTAGCGCAAGGCAGTTGCCCCGGAATCCGCACAGGTAACCGTTTTCTTGTAAACGTTGACGCCTTAGTGGAACTGCTGGACAAGCAGAGTCGTGTGGAGGTGAAAGAGCAGTGAACACAAAAGAAAAAGCCCCTACCAGCGCGGCAACGCTGGCAGGAGCGGAAGCGGAAACGACAACTTGCAGGGCGTCTTTTCCTCTGTCTGATTGTACCACGGCAACGGCAGGCCGTCAACGGAAAGTATCGGATTTATTAAGTCGAGGCCGGGAGAACGCTGTCCCGCTCCGACACCTAAAGCAGATCATGGAGACTGATGGGCGCACCATTCGCCTGATGATCCAGCGGGAACGATTGGAAGGAATACCAATTTGCGCCGATAACCTGACCGGCTATTTTCTCCCCTCCACCGAGGATGAAAAGACCGCTTGTGTCCGCTCCATGCGCCACAGGGCCGGGGAAATCATGCGGACAGCGCAGGCAATCGAAAGGGGCGTTGCCCTTGACTGACTATTTCCGCGAAGTCCGGGAAAGGGTAAGCGCCCAGGACGCAGCCCGGTACTATGGCCTGACCTTTGACCGCCGGGGCTGGGCGCTGTGCCCCTTCCACAATGATAAGCACCCCTCCATGAGCTTCCACAAAGGCCGCTTCCGCTGCTGGGTGTGTGACGTGGGTGGGGACTCCATTGACCTCACCGCCCGCTTGCTGGGCCTGGACACTATGGGGGCCGTGGAACGGCTCAATGCTGACTTTTCCCTTGCCCTTCCGCTCTATCGAAAACCCACACAGGCAGAGGCGCAACAGGCCCGCCGCCGTCTGGAGGTGACCGAGGCGCACAGGGCCTTTGAAGAATGGCGGGGTGGGTTTATTAACCGTCTGAACGCCGCTTTCCGGGAAGGGCATTTGCTTCTCCTGGAGGATAACCTGGACATAGACCGCCTAAACGATGGACAAACCGCAGCAATTCGGATGCATGAACCTTTTGAACACTGGGCCGATGCCCTGATGTTCGGGACGCCCCAGGAACAAGCAGAAATCTTTCGGGAAAGGAGGGCTATCACCCGATGGATCGACAAAGTTTTGAAAACCTAATAGAATCCGGGGCTTTTGGCCCTTCTGTCCCTTTTGTCCCGGAGAATCAAGAATGGGAAATGCCTATTCCCTTCCATGAAGCAGACACCCCGCCTTTCCCCACAGAGAGCTTGCCCAGTCCGCTGTCCGCCTTTGTGGAAAGCCTGTCTGAATCTACGCAGACCCCGGAGGAAATGGCCGGTATCCTGTCCCTGGGCGTATTGGCAACGGCGTTTCAATCAAAATTCACCGTGGAGATCACGCCAGACTGGAAAGAGCCGTTGTGCCTGTACTGCGTGGCAGTAGCACCCCCAGGGGAGAGAAAGTCCGCCGTCATATCCGCTCTTACAAAGCCGATATACGAGTATGAATCGGAGCAAAGAGAGCTGGAAGCTGTGGAAATCGCCCAAAACCAGACAGAGAAGGCCCTGATGGAGAAAGCCCTGGAGGCGGCCAAAAACGCCGCAGCAAGGGGGAAAGGGAACTTCTCGGAAAAGAGGGCGGAGGCCCTGGAGCTGTCGGCCCAGCTTGCACAATTCCAGGATATGCACCCTTTCCGCCTCCTGGTGGATGACGTGACCCCGGAGCGGCTGATAGACCTGATGGACAGGCAGGGCGGGTGTATGACCGTTTGCAGCGCCGAGGGCGGCCTATTCGATAGCTTGTCTGGGAGATATGATAAGACCGCAAATTTTGATATTTACCTAAAAGGCCACGCTGGAGACGCGATTGTGGTTGACCGTATTGGACGGAAAGCCAACAGCATACCAAACCCACGCTTAACCATGCTCCTGACCATCCAGCCCGAGGTGCTGTCCGGGCTGATGAACAACACCACCTTCCGGGGCCGTGGACTGTGTGGCCGTTTCCTGTACGCTATGTGCAAGTCAAAGGTGGGCCACCGGGAAATTTCTCCTCTCCCTATCCCTGACTATGTACGGGAAGAGTACAGGGCATTTGTACGGCGCATTCTATCCACACAGTGGAGCGGGACAATTCGCCTTTCCCCTGACGCTGACGAAATCCGCCGCGAGTATCAGGGGTACATAGAAAAGAAACTGGGAAACGAATGGGAAAGTATGCGGGACTGGGGCGGCAAGCTAACCGGCGCACTGGTACGGATTGCGGCCCTAATGCACGCCGCAGAGGTACAGGGAAACCCCGCAGAAACCCCTATCAGCCCGGAGGTTATGGCCGGGGCCACCAGCATTGCAGAGTTTCTTTCCGCCCATGCCGTGGCCGCCTATCAGGTCATGGGGGCCGATGAAGAATATGAGAATGCCCGATATCTATGGCGAAGGATTGAAAACAGCGGCCAGGACGAAATGAGCAAGCGAGACTTGTTCCGGCTGTGCAAGGGGAAGTTCAAACGTGTGGAGGATATGGAGCCAGCCCTGCAAACCCTTATCACTATGGGCTATGTTCGCGAAATAGACACTCCCACCGGAGGACGCCCAACGAAAAAATTATTCTTCAATCCCTGTGACAAAAGGGCCAAAAGGGACAAAAGGGGGCTTGCAGATGCCGGGTAAGACTTCCCAGCGCAAAGGCGCAGACGGGGAGCGGGAACTTGCCGCCCTACTCCGGGAATATGGCTATCAAGTCGAGCGGGGCGGCTCCCTGTCCTTCGGAGAGGTGCCGGACTTGACAGGCCTGCCCAGTATCCATATCGAGTGCAAGCGGGTGGAGCGGCTGAACGTGCCGGAGGCGATGAAACAGGCCGTAAGAGATGCCGCAAAGTTTGGCGGTATCCCTGCCCTGTTCCACCGCCGCAGCCGTGAGCCGTGGCTGGTAACAATGCGCCTCCAAGACTGGATGAGCCTCTATGACCGCCAGAAAGCCGCAGAAACCGCTAAGAGAAAGGGGTGACACCCACGACACCACGAAAAGAAAAAGCCCTGCAAGCCCTTCTGGTGAGCCGCACAAGGGCAGAAGCAGCAAAGGCCGCCGGGATAGGTGAAAGCACCTTGCGGGAGTACATGAAAGACCCGGAATTTTGCGCCGCATATAAGAGCGCCGCCGCCGGTATCATGGACGGGGCAACAAGGCAGTTGCAGCAGAACTTGACCGCCGCTATTGACCGGCTGGGGAAGATTGTGGCCGACGATGAAGAAAACAGCATGGCCCAAATATCAGCGGCAAAGACCCTGCTTGACTACGGCTTGCGGTTTACCGAGTTTAACGACGTTTTGAAAGAAATGGAAGCGGCTGGGGGTGATGAAGATGTACTATGACCGGCTCCGGCAGAAGGTGAGAGCGGAGAGGGCAAAGGAGCGCCAGCGCCAAGAGGCCCGCGCCCTGCTGGACAGTCTGGACGTATGCCAGCATATAGCGCCGGTATATATCCCGCTCCATGAGGACATAGAGGCCGGAGTACACCGCTATTACAATCTTCCCGGCGGGCGCGGCTCCTGCAAATCCTCCTTTGCCTCCCTGGAGATCGTCAACGGGATAATGAAGGACACCACCGGCCACAGCAATGCGATTGTGTTCCGCCTTGTGGCTGGGACGATGCGGGAGAGCGTATTTTCTCAAATCTCATGGGCCATTGATACCCTGGGCGTGGGGCATTTGTGGCGGGGGACTGTAAGCCCTATGCGCTACGAGTACATACCCACAGGGGCGCAGATTATTTTCCGGGGGCTGGACGATGCAAGCAAGCTGAAATCAATCAAGCCGAAAAGGGGGACTTTCCGCTATATCTGGTTTGAGGAATTTTCGGAGCTGCCCGGCCCCAACTTCACCCGGAACGTGCTGCAATCCGTCATGCGCGGCCAGGGGGCGCAATTCGTAGTGTTTCGCACATTCAACCCGCCTATCAGCAAAAACAACTGGGCGAATGTATTTATACAGGAGCCAGACGAGCGGGCAACCACCCTATTGACCGATTATACCATGATACCCCCGGAATGGCTGGGGGAGGCGTTCTTGTATGAGGCGGAGCGGCTAAAGGAACTGAACCCGAAAGCATACGAGCATGAATATCTGGGACACCCCACGGGAACCGGCGGAGAAGTGTTCCCAACCCTGGAGATCAGAACCATCACGAACGAAGAAATCAACAACATGGAGTATATATACCAGGGCTTGGACTTTGGCTTTGCCGTTGACCCGGCGGCGTTTCTCCGTGTGTCCTATGACCGAAAGCACGACACTATTTTCCTGTTGGATGAAATTTATAAACGGGGCCTTTCTAATGCGCAGCTTGCCAGGGAGATAAAAGAGCGCGGCTATCATAGGGGAAAGGGCATGGGCTATATCTCCCCGACGTATGGCGTTATGAGTACGGAGAGCAAGCAACTCATTACGGCGGATTGCGCGGAGCCGAAAAGCATAAACGATATGCGGAATGAGGGCTTGACAGTGGTGGGCTGTCACAAGGAGCCGGGGTGTGTCGAATACCGCGTGAAATGGCTGCAACACCGGCGGATCGTCATTGACCCGGCCAGAACGCCGGAGGCATACCGGGAATTTGTGAATTACAGTTATGAAACGGATAAGGACGGGAATTTTCTCTCCCGCTTGCCCGACAAGGACAACCACACCATTGACGCCTGCGCCTATGCCCTGGACGGCCTGATCTACCGGCGCGGTATCTCAGCATAAGGAGGTGAGCGCGTGGCTTATATGCGTATCTATTGCGGCTATTGCGGCCAGCGGTGGGAGGTGTACGAGCGGGACAACTGGAACAGCCAACAGGCGGCAACCTGTCCCCATTGTGGAAAGCGGATAGACGGCCAGACCTGGGCGAAACAGGTAATACCGGCCTTTTGTGCCGCCGCAGACGCAAACCGGGAAATGGAGCGGGACGCGGCGGGGTATCATCTTCCCCGTTTCCGCTTTGATATTCTATCAGACAGAAAAGGAGAACTACATGCGAAAGAAAATTGAACCCGGAGAATGGGAAGTTGACGAGCGCGGCAAGCATTTCCGCCGTGTGGGTAACTCCATCGAGTACGCCCCGACCATCACAACAACCTACGGTGAGTTTGAAGTAGGTCATGTGCCGCAGCCCCCGAAGGTCGTAGAAGGAAAGCGCCCCAAAACCTGGGGAGATTGCCCGTTCCGCTCCAAATGTACCACACAATGCGCCCGATATACGGAAAGCGGATGTGGCCTTGTCACAGGCGCGGCCCCGGCTACCGGGAAACGCTGCCCGTTTTGTGACGCACATAACCCGTTGATTTGTAGTGAAAAGTGCGCTCTATGGGCGCTATGCAGCAAGGAGGCAAGGTAAATGCTGGAAAATAAATTTGAAGTCAAAATTATGGAACATATTGCCACACTGAGCGCCAGCGGCGATTACAGCCGGGAGTTGAATGTGGTATCGTTCAATGACCGGCCCGCCCGTCTTGATGTGCGGGCATGGCGGCAGGACGGGAGCGGAAACAAGACACCATTAAAGGGTATTCAGTTGACCGACAACGAGGCCAGCGCTCTTTGTGACGCTCTTAATCAGTATATGGGAGGTAATAGCCATGAGTAAATACAACCATTTTGCAAAAGACCTTGACGCCGCCTTTAAGGTAGCGCGGCAGGAGTATGTGGAGGCATGGGACAAACTCCAGGCGGCAAGAGACGCCCACAGAATGGCCGGGGGCGGCGATATGGAGCGACAGCGGGCAGAATTGAAATACCAGGAGGCGGAACTTGCCTTTAAGGAGGCGGAGGCCCGTATCTGGCCGGAGTTTAATCGGCTGCGTTCGGAACTGCGGAGCCAACTGGAAAGGGAGGTGCGAGAGGATGGGCTTGCAGACCCGGACGCTGTTGACCTTAACGGAATGAAACTGCTGGAGAGTGGGGAATTGTCTGTCGATGATTACTATTCTTTGGTGGCAAGGTATGATGACAACCCCACCATGATCCGCTTTGTGGCAAAGTACGCAAAGGAGGCCGCAGACGATATGGACAGCACCCAGGCGAAAGACCGGGGCGCTCTATACCACTTGGCCCATGTGTGCAGGGATGGGCGAACCAGGACTTTGCGGGCCTGGGATGAACTGTCCAGGGTTGCGGACTATTGCAGCGGACAGGCCAGAGAACGGAGAGATACCCCCACCCACACCGTAAGCATGGGAAAACGGTGGGAGCATCTTTCCGGTGAAATCGTGGAGAACTTCTGACGAGCGGGGTCTGATAGTTGATGCAGTTTGCCCCATTATGAACGCCGTGGAGGACGCAAAAGATCTGCTTTCCGACATCGAGAGCGAATACTTTGAAGTGCGAGACCCAAAACTTGACCAGTCTGCTGTGGAGCGGGTGGCACTTGTTGTTCGAGTAGCGGGCAATATGCTTTTCGATGCCTGCACCGCATTTGGCCTTTTAACAGGGTTCGACTGCTTTGGAAATCCTCGATACGCCCGTGAGCAGATGGAACAAATTTCCCGCTCCAAGCGAGTGGATAAACTTGCCGACCAACTTTGTGACAAGGAGCGCCACATGAGCGAAGAAAAGCAAAAGTACATCAGATCAGCAAGAGGCAAGGCCCAGGAGATGCCAGACGAACAAGCGGAAGTTGTTCTGTCTGCTTTGCTAAAGGGGGGTGTAATGCGTGGATAAGAGCCACAAGCAAGCGCAGGAAACCCGCAAGCGCAACGAGCAGTATCGGCGGGAGCGCCGGGAGCGGGAGCAAGCGGAGATTAAGGCCCAGGCCGCAGCCCTCCGCCAGATCAGGGACAACCCCGAGGCCACGCCAGGGGAACGCCTGGAGGCTATTAAAATGCTTGAAGATATGAAACGGCGGTATGTGATTATCTGATATAAAAATGGGGCCGGGGAGCAATCCCCGGTTCCTGCTTTGAGTTCAACAATAATTCAACTCCGATTCAAAAAGTTCAACTATTTTACTCCACGATACAAAACGATGAAACAGCAAAAACCCAGTGTTTTCAATACTTTACGGCACATTGCAAAACAATAAAAAACGCGAATTTCTGAACTCCTA